GTGATAAAACGGGAAGTCTTTGTTCTCCGCGCGACGATTTTCCATAACTTCTTTCTCACTCGGAATCAACTTCTTGAGATATTCTGTCATGTCAGCCCCATTATTCTTGAGTTGCCTGATGGTCATGCCTCGCTTTTGCTTCTCAATTTTCTGATAAAACAAATCAAGACCATTGTGAACATCATCACCCAAAACAAGATGCTTGACCAATCCTTGAGGTTTCGGATAATTATGGTCGAGCCACATCTGTTGCGCACACCAATCAATCGAACCCAATGTCGATTTACTCATGCGAATAACAATTCCTTCTTCACCCATTTCAGGTGTCCATGCATAACTTGAGCCGTCTTCGTAAATCTTTACCATCATTCTTCCTCCAAGATTTCAAGGCAATGCTCGCAGGGTGCATTGAGTTCGGGGTCTGTGCTTAGACGCTTATCGCATCGAGGACAGTAGCAATCGCAACCGTCAGATTCAACATGTCCACAAATCAACTTCGCATCAATCATTGAAATGCTCTCCCGTCGTTTGTCTCCCTGTCGATATCGTTTGAAATTCTGCGTAGCGCAAGTTCTTTTGAACGTCGCACACTATCGACATCGACCATGTAAAGGTCTTCATCCAAGTCTTCAATTGCTATCGAAACAATTGTTGCAGTAGGTATCAAGAGATATGGCAGTCTTGATTTGGTATTCTTAACACCAATGTATTCACCAAGTAAAGCATCTCCGAAAAAAAGTTCGCCTTTGGCTGATTTAATTTCTTTCGTTCCTGTTTCAAAATAGGTCAATTCAACATTCATTGCTGACCCACCATTGTCGGAGCATCAATCTTGTTGATGAAATATAGGTCAGGGAACTTACGTTGCAGTTCTTCTTGAAGTTCCGCAACTGCGCGTGCTAATTTAGCAACATGAGGTAGGTCTTCTTCAAGAGAATCAAGACGCGCGCTTGCTATTCCGTCAAGTTCGCTTACTTGCTTTTCAAGTTCGTTTATTCGGGCTTCCAATTTTTGTATGTGTTCTTCGTTTGTCATGGTCATCACCAATAGGTTGCAGGTTTGGGTTTCCCCATAGCGGCTTCAATATCCCAACCTAAGATTTTGAAGATTGCTTCGATTTTTTTCTGAACCAACTTCTGAACGATAGCCGTTTGGTCAACTTCGTATCCGTCGAGTTCATGTTCTTCACGATAAGCGGCATACTTGGTCGGTGGCATTCCTTGTGGAGGGTGCGACACATAGATGTATTGCACGTTATCACCGACTTTGAATTTCTCATCGTTGTGTGTGTTGTAGTATAGCGCGGCTTGTCCTGCCGCTGTTCGTTTTGATAACACACCGATGCGTGTCGATTGTGTTATTTCCTTGAAATTGTATTCGCCTTTACGAATAGGCATAACCATCTCAAGGACTGCGTTGCGCACATCACCTTCTGATGCACCGTTGCATATGAGTTCAAGAACTGTTCTTTCAGCACGTTTGCTGATAGGCGCGATGTTGCTTCCCTTCATGAAGTTGGCATTTTTCCATTTGCCTTTGTCTTCTTCGGGATACGAAACGATACCTGCATACATATTGCTTCCTGCTAAGAACCAATACGGCATGTAAGCCTCAAGTTCAGCAAACAACTTTTTGTTACCCGTCTCTTGTTGAACAACTTCTGTTACGCGCTGTGCTAATCGCTCGGCATCCTCAAGAGGGACTTCGATGAAAGCGGAATCGGTGAAACCATAGATGACATTGTATCCCATCTTGGTTGCTACTGAATCAAGCAAAGCAATGCATCGACGTCCCTGTGAAAGGATGGTGTCGGCAATATCCATGTCAGACCAACCGTATCCTGCGTGTGCGGTCATACCGTAAAGTGACGCCATGACGCGCTTGACTGCTGATTGTGTTGTGTTCCATGCAAGTCGCTCTTCTTTAGTTTCAGCGTCTCTCATCTTTTGCTTACACTCGTCGCGATAATCAAAGAGGTAATCGACGATTTGAGGGAGAATGCCTTTGGTCTTTTGGTCCCAAAACGTTCCGTTCTCCAATTCAATAATGCCGGGTCCGGGTCCGTCTCGTTTCGTTGTCCAACAAAGATTGAACCCTGTCATCAACGATGGATACAGCCCCTTGTAATCGAGAACAGCGATGTTCTCATAGAGACCGTTGTCCTTTCTAATGAACTCCGCGCCCTGTAATTTGTCATGCGTCGACTTGTATCGCGACATTGCTTTAAGTCCTGTTCTTCGTGAAATAAGACCGCGCGCAAAGTTTGTTACGTTCGATACAGACTTGAAAGAAACACCTGTAAGTCGAACCATCTCCATGTAAAAGTCGGTCACGTTTCGTGCTTCGTCAATACCACGAAGGAGGGCGGTGTCGAGCAAACAGTAGTCGACGAAGTCTTCCCAATGTTCATACCAACCGTTGTGAACGGTCATGCCTTCAATCTCTTCGGTCAACTTTGAACCGAGTCCGAGTGTTTCAGCAATGGTATTCAACTTGAGGTTCGGTAATTGTCCGCCTCCGCTGTCTTTCCATACACGTTCAAATCCTGTCCCTGTGCCTTCGGGTGCTGATGTGTCGAACTGAATGCGTCCTGCAATAGGTTGCGCGTCGTATCTGTATCGCTCTCCCTTTCTTGGGTATCGAATGACACCCATAGGACTTAACTTCGACGCACCGCCATGACCGTAAATCTTGTCAAGGCGTTCAATCATGTGAGGTATGTCAAAGAATGTTCCCGCGTGAGCAATCATCATGTCGGGATTGCGCGCTTGAAGGAACTCAATGAATCCGTCATACATGTCTTTCTCCGAAGTGTAAAGTCGCAGATGATATTCTATGTCTCGCACACTCCTATCCCAAAGACCCGCTTGAGTATGAGGTAATGAACAATTGGTTCGCTCATCAGCCCATGCAAAAACAACGGGTGTGTCGAGGTCGGAGTCGATGACAGCGATGACAGTCGTGAATTTGTCTTCACCTGTGTTGCATTCAATATCATACCACCACTTGCGCGGCTTCCATTTTGGCATCTCTTTGACTGTATCAATGAGGACTTGGTCTTCAAATCGCACATCACCTTCGTAGGTTGATGAGAACATTTTGGTCATCGCCGTGATGTCGAATGGATTGGTCGATGTCACCTTTTTAAGTAGCGTCCCGTCCAATGCTTCCCAATGACCATCAACAACTTCTGCGTTCGGATAACCTCTTAGCGCGCGCTCAATAGCGTAGTTGCTCGTTGCCTTTGGGATATACATGTAGGGTAAGATGTCGTCGTGAACCTTCTCGATGAGATTTCCGTCTTCATCTCGCCATCGCTTGTAAACAAAGGGTGCTGAATCATCGTAGTAAGTCACGTCGATAATCAATCAACACCCTCCTGATGTTTCAAAACAAGAAGCGCACCTGTGTCTTGGTTGTCCAAAATCAACGCACTCTTTTCTCCCATGTGGTAATGGATAACACCGCTTGGCATAATCCTCAACAACGAAGGAAGTGAAGAAGAGAAGACTGATTCGCAATCTTCCCATGTGGTTTCTGAATTTGTTTCAATGACTCTTGTCATACGCGCGCCTCTTGCTTGACCCGCTGACACTTTCATCTGTCCATCGGTTACTGACACACGGACAGGTGCATCTTTGGATGTGGCTTTGGTCATGGTTTGAAGGCCATGCAACTCACTCATCATGAATGAGCCATGCGCTTGAATTTTCGCGCGACCAAGTAAACCCCAACTGTTCTTCTTTGCTTTGTCAATTGCTGAATGCGCGCGCTCCACACTTGCGTATGAAAGCACATCGCGATACGTTGGTATTGTGTATGTGTCGTCACCGTTACTCAAGGTAAGAATACCCGCTGAATGACGCAACATCGTAGGCGTCTTTCTGTCACAGAATTTGAGGAACGCAACAACCTTGTCGATTTGGGGAATGAATACATCACCCTGCTTATACGAACCTCCATCTGACGTCATCAATATCGAAACAGAATTCCTAAAGAAGTGTGTCTCGACATCAACGGAAGCAGTCATCTTCATGTTAGCAATCTGACATCGGAGGTCGTTGACCCCTTCACCGAAGCCGTTGATGAAAGCACACAAAGATTCTGTATCGAATTTTGCTTGAACAAGACTCATTCAATCATCACCTTCATCGGGTGCTTCACTGTCTGCATATAGCCACTCTCCTGTTTGAGTGTAGTGTATTGTTCGGCAATCGTTGCACAACAGTAATTCAGTATTTGTGCCAACAGGCTCGTAGTTACCTTGCGAGCCACACAATCGGGCTTTGTTTTTTATGATGTGTCTTACTTTTTCACTCATTGATTTTCACCTCTCGGACGTATCGTAAACAGACGCAGTCGTGGAATCGAACAAACTCTTCCTTTGTGTCAGGATGGAGCAATCGTTCTTGCACTTGACCTGTTCCTTTGCATTGCTTACAGTTCTTTTCAGGTAGCACTTGCCACTTGACGAAGATGCAATCGCAGGGATGATTGATGAATTCAACATCAACGCACTCTCCTTCGTAGTTGCGAACAGGTTGTTCTATGATGATTTCTCCGCTTCCACCACACTCACTACAAGTGGGGTTGGCTTCGTACTCATCAACGTCTTCCGCGCTTCGCTCAACAGCACTATTGTGAGCGGGTGTGCCTGTCTTCTTCCAATTCATATTCCATCCTCTCGGAGTTCAGGAAGTCCGAACCATTGTGGCATTTCATCCTTCTTTGTAATCATGATTGTTCGACGTTGGTCGAGCAGTTTAGGATTGGTTTTGCACTTGACAAACTCAACCTCGTATCGCGTTTCACCTGTTGGAGAACCATCTTCACCGCGCACCTTTGTTTTGTGGAAGTAAAGAATTTGATTGAGATAGTTTGCTGTGGACTTCTCCCATGCGGCCTTCTTCCCAATGACAGTTCCCGACTTATCTTGTAGGTCTTTGAAGTGCGTTTCCAAATAGACGCGGACTCCAAGCGACATCAATGTGCGAGCGATGGTCGTGAGTTGGTGGAATCGTGTCGAACGAATCTGCCAATTGAATCGCATACCAATCTGTTGATGTGGTGCAACCTTCGCACCAATACCATCAGGAGCAGTTCCTAAGTCTTCGATGAACATACAGTTGGTTGCAACGCTATCCCACAAGTCGACAGCAGTAAAGAGGACTGAATGGAGTTGAGGTCTGTCGCCGGGATTCGCCGCCCAATCGACAAGGGTCTGTCCAATCTTCATCACACGTCGGTGTGTAGCAGGGTAATCAATTGCTTCACGCGTCTCTCCATCTTCATCAAGTGTTTCAAACATAACGCTTGGGTTGAGACAACGGATGTTCTTCGCATGTTCTCGATGATGAGTAACGCGAGTTGTTTGTCCGCCACCGTCGAAGTCCAACACAAAGATTACATCTCCGCGCGCTTTCTCTTCAGGCGTCATGCTGTCAAGAACGATTCCTGTCTTACCGACTCCTTCGGGTCCTACAAGACCACAAAGAATCATGTCGTTCGGAACTGTATCTCCTGCGTTTACGATTTCATCCCATACTGATGTAGCAATGGGTTGTCTGTCGCTTTTCTTTTCGTTGACCAAATCAGGTGTAACTTCAACAGTCTCACCTGTGTTTGGGTCAAATTCTTTCTTGGCTTCTTTCTTCAAATCATTTAAGTTTGGCATTCTTTTCACGCTCCGTATTGGTCAAGGCTTGTCTCGCCACCCTCACCTGCGGGGATTGCAAGGCGAGGAACAGCATAGACACCGAGAGTCTTGATGGCAGGTTCGACACCGTCATCAGTCGCACGAACACTCAATCGTCCGAAGACGATGACTGTGGACTTGACAGCGTATGGCTTCCAACCGTCGTCGGTTGCTACTTCAAAGGGATGACCCGCGTCTCCGAGAAGACCATGAATGTAGCATGGAAGGTTTTGTCGTCGACCACCGTTGAAGGTTCGCATGAGGTCGAAAGAAGAGATGCTCATTGAATAGTCATGACCTGTTGGGTCCCACTCGGTTTCGCGTGCTTCCTTTCGCATGTCGCTGACTTTACCACGAACGAAGACCATCGGGCCGACAGGGTTGTAGCCCGGTATGACTTCTTGGCGCGTCTCAAAGACTTCGGCAAGTGTGGACATATCACCAATGTATGCATTGAGTTCAGGAATCAACTTGGATGGTTGAATGACTGCTCGGACTTCTTCATCAACAAAATCATCGCCGTATGTCAAAGCACCGGGAAGAGCATAAGCATTGTATGTATCAGCCCATTCAGGCTTGACGTTTGCTGATTGTTGTCGGACCTTGAGTGTGCATGGGCTGAACATCTGTGGAACAAACCATTCTTCAGGATTGTTTGATGTAACAGTTATGCGCAACAGTCTTTGTTCGTCCAAGAAATTATCTTTGACGTTGCCGAGAAAGTGATACGTTCGCTGATAGCGGAACGGTGTGATTGGTTCACCGTAACGACTCCATTCAGGATTGTTCTGCAAGATGGCGAGCGAAAGACCTTGTTCGTCGAAGAGGAACCACGGTTTTGTATCCGCAGGTTCTTCTGTCGCAACAGCACCGTCTTTCTTTTCAAGCATCCATACACCGTTTTCAGTATAAGCGCGTGCTACAAGTCCTTGTTGAATTGCATCATCAAGGTTGTTGAGCGCGGCTGATACAGCAGGGGTTCGCTTTCGTTCTTGTCCGTCTCGCATCTTTGGGTCGACGCCGACAAAGTATCCAACAAGTTGTGTAG